TAAAGCCAAAAACTCCATACAACAGTGCTTGTGTGATGGCTTCTCGTTGGTCAAAAGAACCTGCAGTAATTGAAGAAATAAATCGTCTTAAAAAAGAACTTTATGAAGATGCTCTTCTTGATCCACATGACATAGTTCAAAAATATATCGATATCGCTTTTGCTGATATAAACGATTATTTGGAATACGGTAGAGAAGAAGTACCAGTCATGGGTGCTTTTGGACCAGTAATTGCTAAAAATCCAAAAACAGGTGAAGATGAAATTCTAAAGCAAACTATCAATACTGTTAGATTTAAAGAATCGGCATATGTTGATGGAACTATTCTAAGCGAAGTCAAAAAAGGAAAAGATGGTGCAAGTATCAAATTATCCGATAGGATGAAGGCACTTGATTGGTTATCCAAACACATGAATTTAGCAACCGAAGAACAAAGAGCTAAGATTGATTTAATTAAGGCACAAACAAGAAAGATTGCTATTGATGATGAAAAAGAAGAAATTGAGGATGATGGTTTCTTAGATGCATTAAACGCCAGTGCTAAAGAGGATTGGGAAGATGAAGAAGAGTAGAGCTGTATTCAAATTCAAACCCTTTAGTAAAAAACAGCGTAAAGTCTTGAATTGGTGGATTGATAATTCACCAGTAAAAGATAAAGATGGAATTATAGCAGATGGTTCAATTAGATCAGGAAAGACAGTTTCAATGTCTCTTTCATATGTGATTTGGGCCATGTCTACATTTGTTGAGTGCAATTTTGGCATGTGCGGAAAGACGATTGGTTCATTCAGACGTAACGTTTTGAATATTTTAAAATTGATGCTTTGGTCGAGAGGTTACAAATTAAAGGATCATAGAGCTGATAACATGGTTGAAATTAGTAAAAATGGTGTAACCAATTATTTTTACGTGTTTGGCGGTAAGGATGAAAGCTCTCAAGATTTGATTCAAGGTATCACATTGGCTGGTTGCTTTTTTGATGAAGTGGCACTGATGCCTGAATCATTCGTAAACCAAGCGACAGCTCGTTGTTCCGTTGAGGGCTCTAAATGGTGGTTTAACTGTAACCCTGATGGCCCATTTCATTGGTTCAAAACAAATTGGATTGATAAAGCAAAAGAAAAGAATATCATCTACTTACATTTTACAATGGATGACAATCTTTCTTTGAGTGAGAAAATCAAACAAAGATACAAAAGTCAATGGAGTGGTGTTTTCTATGACAGGTACATCAAAGGTCTTTGGACTGTTGCTGAAGGTATCATTTACGATATGTTCAACAAAGAAAAGCATATTGTTGATGATTGTGATTGCCTGATTGACAATAAAAGCTATAGATATGTCAGTTGTGACTATGGTACTCAAAACGCCATGGTCTTTTTGCTTTGGAATAAAGGAACTGATGGCATTTGGTACTGCGTTAATGAATACTACTATTCAGGACGTGACAGGAAAGTTCAAAAAACTGATAGTGAATATGCGGATGATTTGGTTGAATTTCTTGATGGAAAAGAAATATTTCAAATTGTTGTAGACCCTTCTGCAGCATCATTTATTACTGAGTTAAAGAAAAGAGGGTTTAGAGTTAAAAAAGCTAAGAACGATGTATCAAATGGTATTAGATTGGTAAGCACAATGCTCAATCAATGCAAAATTAAGTTTTTTAGTAAATGTAAGAATACAATTAAGGAATTTTCTGTTTATGCATGGGATCCTAAAGCAAGTGCCAGAGGAGAAGATGCACCTATCAAACAAAATGACCATGCAATGGATGCTATCAGGTATTTTATCTATACAATTTTAAAAGGTTCAGGATTAAACACGGATCTGGAAGGAGGTATTTAATGAAGACATTAGATGTAATTGCAAAAGATGAAATTTTTAATATTTCTGATGATGAAACAATGGATATTAAACATTTGAATAAATATATCGCTAAACATCAGCAATTGAATAAATCAAGATATAAGAAATTAAAGGATGGATATGAAGGCGTCTATCCAATTATGATGTACCAGGATAAACCACAATACAAGCCAGATAACCGTATAATCGTAAACTTTGCTAAATACATAGTTGATACGTTTAACGGATTTTTTATTGGTATCCCAATTAAAGTATCATCAACGGATGAAGAGGTTGCTATTTACATTAATGAATTGGATAAGAGAAACCATCAGGATGATAACAATGCTGAAATTTCAAAAAACTGTAGCATTTATGGTAAGTGTTATGAAATGTATTTTATCAATGAAGAAGCAAAAGTAGGTATTAAGTACATTGAGCCGACCAAGGGATTTATCGTGTATGATGATTCTGTTGTTCCAGAGCCAAGATACTTTGTCACATATTATTATGATTCAAATGGAACAATGCATGGCTATCTGAGTAACGATTCTTATGTTTATGAATTTAGCAATAAAAGTGGTATGCATTTCGTTGATGGTGGTTCGCTTCATGGGTTTGATGGTGTTCCTGTTACTGAATATGTTGAAAACGCTGAACGAATGAGTGCTTTTGAAAGTACGTGGTCAATGATCAATGCCTACAACAAAGCAATAAGTGAAAAGGCAAATGATGTTGATTATTTTGCTGATGCTTATCTAAAAATCATTGGTGCAAAAGTTGATAAAGACGGAATTATTCATATTAGAAATAACAGGATCATTAATTTTGATGAAGAATCAAATACGGTTGATGTAGGATTCCTTGAAAAACCAAATGCGGATGGCTCACAGGAAAATCTTATCAATCGTCTTGAAAGATTGATTTTTCAGATGTCTATGACACCAAACATCAATGTTGAAAACTTTGGTACAAGTTCGGGAATTGCTCTTAAATATAAGTTGCTTTCTATGTCAAACTTGGCCAAGACGAAAGAAAGAAAATTCACAGGTGCCCTAGATAGAAGGTACAAGTTGATTTTTAGTAATCCAATCAACACAATTCATGAAGACAAATGGGTTGATATTACTTACAAGTTCAGTCAAAACTATCCGGCAAATGTACTTGAAGAAACTCAAATTGCTCAAAATTTAGAAGGAGTTGTTTCTAAAGATACTCAATTATCTTCTTTATCAATCGTTGAAGACGTTCAAAAAGAAAAAGAAAAAATTAAGCAAGAAGATGAAAACTCTACAGAGTCTATCGTTGATAAAAGGATGTTTAATCAATAGATGAATAGTGCTGAATATTGGCGTTTAAGAGAAGATAAACAACGCCTAAAGAATATTAAAGATGAAAAAGAGTATGATAAGAAGATTAAAGAAATCTATCAAAGAATGATGGATGAAGTTCAGTTAGAAATCAATAATTTCTATGCTAAGTATGCAAAGGATATAGGAATTACAATGACCGAAGCAAAAAAGAAAGCTTCTAATTTGGATATGGAAGTTTATTCAAGAAAAGCTAAACAGTATGTAAAAGAAAAAAACTTTTCACAACAAGCAAATGATGAGATGAAGCTTTACAACTTAACAATGAAAGTCAATAGACTTGAACTGTTAAAAGCAAATATTGGTTTAGCTTTAGTAAGTGGCCATGATGAATTAGAAAAATATATGGATGAGCTTCTTGAAAATAGAACACTTGATGAAATTCAAAGACAGGCAGGCATTTTAGGATCAACAATTTTAGACAATGCTGATACAGTGCATTCTATCGTCAATGCATCTTTTCATAATGCAACATATAGCGATAGAATATGGATGCATCAAGATTTGCTTAAACATGATCTTGAGAGTTTGCTAGCAACAGGACTTATCCAAGGAAAAAATCCTAATGAGTTAGCCAGACTATTAAGAAAACGTTTTGATGTTAAAATCGGTGATGCACAGCGATTAATGAGGACTGAACTTGCTAGAGTTCAAATTGCTGCACAACAAAAATCATACGAAGCAAATGGATTTGATGAATATGAATATATTACTTGTGGAATCGGTGATGCGTGTGATACGTGCAGATCATTGGACGGTAAGGTGTTTCCAATTAAAAGAATGAACGTTGGAGAAAATGCTCCACCTATGCATCCTAACTGTCATTGTTCAACAGGACCTCATATGGATAGTAAATTATATGATGAATGGCTTGGTGGGGTTGCAAATGGTAAACATAGTTTGAGGTTTGATGAACATAAAAAAGTTTCAGG